GCGTAACTGGTGATGGTGCAGACATTATCGTACTTGACGACCCGAACAATGCCCACGATGTGATGAGCGATGTTAAGCGCGAGGGAACAAATGAGTGGGCAGATTTCACACTAAGTACGCGTCTTAATGATCAAAAAACGGGTCGCGTAATAATCGTACAACAAAGGCTACATGCTCAAGACTACACGGGCCATGTGCTAGATAAGGATTTGCCTGACCTTGTACATTTGATGTTACCTATGGAATTTGATGTTAGCCGAAAATGTTTCACGGTACCTTTGCCTGGTACCGATGGTAAACCTTGGTGTGACCCACGGAAAGATGAAGGCGAACTCTTATGGCCAGCTCGTATCGGTGAAAAGGAGTTAGAATCTCTCAAGGCTGAAATGAACGACCCTTACGTTGTGTCGGGTCAATTGCAGCAAAGCCCATCACCGCAAGAAGGCGGCATCATCAAGAAAGAATGGTTCCAGTGGTGGAAGGAACCCGAAAAGCCACGCTTTGAATTTTTATTACAGAGTTGGGATACAGCCTTAAGTACGAAACCCACGGCTTGTTATAGTACCTGTACGACATGGGGAGTCTTTAAAGACCAGCATGGCGTCTCACATGTTATCTTGGCCTCACGGTGGCGTGGTCGTGTAGAATATCCAGACCTACGGCGTATGGCTATTAGGCTTGCCAGGTTTATCTATGACACACGCTACGATGTTCCCGCACCGGAGGATTACATCTTAAGACCTCACATGATACTTGTTGAGGCAAAGGCTAATGGTCTATCGCTCATACAAGACTTGAACCGCGCGGGATTGATTGTTAATCGGTTCGACCCCAATAAGAACATGGGCGACAAAGTAGCGCGGCTGAGATTGTGTACGAGTATTCTGGAGGCCGGTAGGGTCTGGTTGCCAGCAAGAGGGCCAAACTTTACCTCTCTTGTCCCTTACGCGGCAGAATTTCTTCAAAGTTGCTTGCTTTTCCCCAATGATGAAAGCAACGACGATGTTGACAGCATGAGTCAAGCCTTGATAAAACTAATGAGCAATGGTGCTATCGGTAATCCTGACGATGAAGTCATAAGATCACCCTATAAAGAAAAGAGAGCACTTTATTGATGTTTGAGGTTATCATATGGGGGTTAATGGGTATCTTTGCATTAACCGTGTACGGGAGATTCAGATTAATAAACGATAGAATGGATTCATTCGAAAGGGAATGGTCTCCACTCCTTAAGATAAGAGCTGAAACACTTGATAGGCTTAAGAGTGCTGATTTAACAACAAGACAATTAAAAATGAGAATTGACGAACTAGAAAGGAAACAAAATGAAAAAGACCACACTTTCGATGCTTTTTGTAAGCATTACAACATTGACCATAAAGACTGTCGCTATGGAGACACCCCAACGGGAACAAAACCTTGAGGCCCTCCAAAGATATGACCAAGCATCAAATATCCCGACACCGGACCAGAAATCCTTTGAGCTAGATAACAAGCGTTATTGCGTCGGTGAGGAAATATGGGAGCCACAAGCCCCAATGAAAGGGGAGATGCTCATTAAGTGGAAACAACGCTTACTGACAGAACCACACCCCGATTTTAAGATTGTTGGTCAAACCCTATGGCAAAGAGTTAAATAATAGGCTATAAAATATCAACAACCCTGATTAATATACCGGTTTGTTGTCTAATCTCCCCTGATTTTATGTTTTCACAAGTTTCAATAAATCAGGGGAAGATTCCCTTGAACATCCATCAAAAGTAAACTAACATCTTTTTAGACCGAGTGAACCATAAGTAGCAGCTCTCTTATCGACTCACCATTGGTAGGGACACTCGGTCTAATTGTGAGGTCTTATGCTTTGGCTCTTATGGTCAATCCCCTGCGCAATAGCTAACCGCATTCGTGGTGGTTGGCTTCAAGATCAAATCCGTGCAATCTTTCCCTTTTGGTCAACAACAGTCGCCAGGTTGTTCGTCTCATTCATCATCGCCATTCCCATCTTTATCTATTGGCCGTGGCAACATTCCGTCTTGTTCTTTCTGTTCCAGTACGTCGGGTTTATCTTTCATTGGGCACCTGAGCAATTCATGTTCAATCCAAAGAATGATATACCGTGGATGACGGCCCGTGGGTTAGTGTTAACAGTCCCAGCCGCATTATGCATAGGTTCTATCCCTTACGGTATCTGCGGGGCTCTCATGGGGCTTGTGTACTACATAGCCAAACTAGTCACCAATACATCAGACCAACAGACAGCCGTTGCAGAGCTTATCTTTGGTGGTATTATTGGGCTATTCATAGGAATTAGTGTTATAGTTAGGTAATCTACGGAGTTACCAATGAAAACATTAACTATATTACTGATCATGTCCACTTCATGTATGGAATCAGCACAAGAGTTACCGCGTACACAAAGCGACATGGTCGCAATTGTGCCGCCTACACTAACGGTTCCTCATACACAATCATCACCCGCAGTTATGCAACCTAGTAGGCATGAGTCCTTTTCAGACCGTATAGACCACGCAGAGCTAGACTATGATGTGTGTACAAGTTGTTGCTGTCGTGTGGCGTCAGGTGCCTTTACCATCCTTGGTGTTGTCACGGGCTTTGCGAGTGCTGTTCTTGCGGGTATCACGATAGATCAGTCTATCGAGCCCTACATACGGGTTAATTTATCTATAGCAGCTTGTGTGATGGCGGCAGCTAGTGGGTTAGTGAGCGCATTACAGCCCGCCATTGATAAGATGATACGCGATAAGGGCGACAGAATCGGTGTTCTAGAGCAGCGGATAAGTGACCATGAGAAATAGAAGCCTCTGGGAGGGGTAACTCCCAGAAGCTAACCTCACCAGATGATATAAAAGGAAAGGCTTTAGTGATTCAAACGTACACAAAATCGTCTTTTATGTACGCGTCTTTTTGTCATGTACACGAAATGCGGGTTTTATGTACATGACTAATCGTCATCAACATCTAGAACTATAGCCTTGCGACCTACGAAATCTTCATAAACATCACCTGCATTAATTTTATAGAATCCCGCTGGGTCACGCCTGTTAAACCAACAGTTAGCCTTAACCTCCGCATCATCCGGCAAGTCCTTCATGAGTTCGAGTAGTTCACCTTTAGTCATGGATAGCCGTACCCTCAAGATGTTCAGTCCCAAATCCACATACTGTGGGATCACCACAGATATCAAGAAGGCTAACGACGCCTGTCTTTATGGTATTTGGTCTATCCTGAAAACAGACAAAGAGCGTCTTGTCCTCAATCTTCATTAACTCGTCAATTAGTTCCTGTACAGTCATTAGCCCCCCTTTTGGAAGCGTTCCCCTAAAGCCCGCAACAACGCAAGCTGTCCTAAGTCCGCATGTGTCCTTATGTAGTCATGAAACGCTGAGTCCTCATCCGTCCATTGTATCTTCGGCTTGGTCATGAGGAGCTTATACTTATCTATGAACTCGCGGTTTAGGTCTAGCATTGCTAATCTCCGAAAAATCATCCTTGAGCTTTGGCTGTATCTTAGAGTGAATGGTTGTTAATGTCATGAGTCCTATATTTTCTTCAAATCTAGGATTATGACATCATGGGGAATTATGTAGCGCATTGTATCGATATTGTAGAAATGATCACCATCATTAGCCCTGATGACCGTCGTCGGAGAGATAACCCCCTTGAGATAATCTTTCATAGATTTACTCGGTTCTTGTGGATCGAGTTGCACAGTTCCCTTATTTTCATCCATATGACGCGCAATGCCTGTTAGATACTTCAACTTACTGGTTAAGTTCTGGTGTGAGTATGCCAGATACAAGTCATCTGGACATGATGGACAGCCTTCATTAATGACGCGATGATTCGCAATTTTAATATTAAGATGCGGTGGGTATTCTTTTAATAAATCAATTAATTCTTGTACTATCATTTTCTATCTCCCTACAGATAAACGATTGCAAGCACCGCTAGTAGCATTCCCATTTCTACTAGAAGTACGCCCATTAGCCAGCGTTCAAGACGAGACTCTTGCCAATGCTGCTTTATATAACTCAACGATTTCTTCATGACGTTCGAGTTCCTCTGGTGTCGTCCGACGTTCTCTAACGACCTGACGCATTGCCTTGGGGTCATAACCTTCACTCTTTGCATCGGCGTATAGGAGAGTAATCTTACCTGCTGTGTCGTGCTTTTCGTCCTCGAGTTGTTCGATTTGGGATATATAATTCTGTAACTTTTCTTCACTGAACGGTTCTTTCATGCTGTCTCCCTAATGGATAATGGATGGACTCTCTATTGTCCCAAATGCCTCGCTGGCTGCTCGTAACGCCTCAACAACCTTGAATCGGCCCTTAAGCTCCTCAAACTCGATATCATATAAGAACCTTAGCCGCTCCATGACGCTATCAAGCATCTCTTTGGTGAAATACTTCTTCTCGTTGATAAGGCCCAGAATGCTTACGTACTCACTCCTTAAATTCCTCAACATGCTATAAATCTGAAAATACTCGTGACCCTGCATAATCATTTCTTCATAGGTCACATTGGATCTCAAGTGCTTGACCTCCTCCATGGCATGATTGAGGTTGCCCATAATAGAGAGGCAATACCCACGAATTAACCTTTTGGCCTCATTCTCTAATGCTTCAGGGGACATTATGTCGTATATCAAGCAAATCTCCGCAAATAGGTGGGACACATCACCGCCGAACTGATTGGCAATCTTATCAAGCATCTCAAGGTCAGACTTGAATTGCTCTAGCCTCTCAATAGAAATCGTTATGTCTGGTAATGTTATAGCCTTGTCTGTCATTCGTTCTTTTCCTCCGTAATCGTCATATCAAATGGTATGCCACCTTCCATCACGGATTTGATCAGAAATACCTTGATGGCCTGGGTAATTGTCATTCCCAACTGGTCATAGATTGCTCTAGCCTCGTTGACAAGCTCAGGATCAATGCGCGCATGTATTGTATGTTTAATAGCCATAGGCCCATTGTGACCACATAATGAGAGACAATGCAAGGGAAATCTTTTATTTAAATTTATTGATAAATTGTCTACAATAAGACAACTGTCTCTAACTGATTGAATAACATGCAAGATGATCAAGAGCTTCTAGGCTATCAGCTTCCCTCAATCCTCGATGAAGAAGAATTCATAGAAGAAGAACCCATGGCAATGGAAGAAGGCAGTTTTGAGGAAAACCTAGCCGAAATCCTTGATGAAACGACTCTCAACAAGATAGCAGGGCGTCTGCTCGATGACATTGAGGATGACTATTTATCCCGCAAAGATTGGGAAATGGGTCTGAAATCCGCCATGGAACAGCTCGGTCTCAAGTGGGATGCTCAGAAAGAGTTTCCATTTGTTAATGCTTGCGGCGTTTACTCTCAAGTCATGCTTCAATCCATTACGGAATTCTATGCACAAGCCGTAGCGGAGTTATTGCCGATTGAGGGGCCTGTCAAGGAAATGGTCATAGGGGATGTCACAGAGGAGTTAGAGCAAAAGGCGAAACTCATTGAGACCTTTGCGAACTACTACTTTACCCAGATAGCCACAGAATTTTATCCCGACTTCAAGAAGATGCTTCCATGGGTTGGCCTCACGGGTTCGTCTTTTAGGAAAGTCTATTTTGATCCTATCCTTCGACGGCCAACGTCTAAATTCTTCAAGGCCCAGGATTTCGTGGTGAACTATGCAACTACCTCACTCGCGAACTGTTGGCGGATGACTGAAGTTGTGAAGATGAATGCCGTTGAGCTTCAACGCTATATGCAAATGGGCATTTATCGGGATATAGAAATATCGCCCATAGATGAGTCAGACGATCATACAGAGTTTGAACATGCCATAGACCGCATAGAAGGCATGACAATGCCTGCCTATGACGAGAAGATCGATTATGAGCTATACGAATGCCATACCTACTTAGACATGAAAGAAATCGAGACTTCGGAGGCTATGGATGAAGAAGTTGACGCAGAATCAACCTACAGACCATATAGAGTCACCCTTCATAAAGAAACTCGTAAAGTATTATCATTATACCGAAATTGGTCTGAAAGGGATCCTGATTACAAGCGTAATGACTATTATGTTGATTACGGCTATATGGATGGTTATGGGTTCTATAAGCTTGGCGCTGCTCAGATGGTCGGTGGACTAGCGGCAGCTTGTACAACTCTATTACGTCAATATATCGATGGTATGACCTTATCTAACTTCCCTGGCGGTATGCATGTCAAAGG